TCAAAACTGCGCCAATGCCGCCTCAAGAGATATCGCAGCATCAGTGCTGTTGATAAAGTGCGTCACCCGCCTCATAACCTCAGCCTCTTCAGCTGCATCACCTTCGATCGCTTCGCCGTCATCCGTGATTAACGCTTTCCCCCTAAGCTTCGCAAACTGCGTCCGACCTCCGGACAGAATCAACAGCGCATCACCATGCTGTGGGCGCGTGACCGGGACGATGATCGCATAACCCGCCGACGTCTCGAGGATGCGACTGTCGGGAGTCATGCAGACACTGGCTGGCGTAACCCGCTGCTCTATATAGTCGGTAGCTGGTGAAGGAAAGCCCATGTTTACGCCCTCTCTTGAATACTGGATAAAAACACAGTATAAATACTGTATATCTATCCAGTAAAGAGGCAATAAGCAATGTTCGTGGAACTCGTTTATGACAAAAGGAATTTTGATGGTCTGCCCGGTGCAAAAGATATCATTCTGGGCGAATTGACCAGGAGGGTTCACCGGATTTTCCCTGATGCTGATGTTCGGGTTAAACCGATGATGACACTGCCGGCGATCAACACTAACGCCAGCAAGCATGAGAAGGAACAGATAAGCCGAGCGGTGCAGGAAATGTTTGAAGAGGCTGATATGTGGCTGGTTGCCGAATAGGTTGGCTCCCATCTACCCACTTTACTGGCATGATCATATAACCTACAGACCCTGGACAGGCCTGTACACCGCTGACCTGCCAGTTTATTTCATCTGTGCAGGTATTTTATTGGCGAGAACTTCCAGAGCCTCTCTGGCTGACGTATCAGAAGTCGTACCTGCAATTGTGGTAATGGTCTCTTTTAATATCCCCATCAATTGCAGAATACTCTCATGATGCAGTGCAGCAGCGACGCCGTAAGTATCCGGACGTTTAACCCATTTGACCACATCTCCATTTTTCAGCGTAACATCACCGCCGCGGCTTACCGCCTCCGGAAATGCTGACTCAACATCCTGAGCTGTAAACCCTATTCCAAAAATATCGGTATCGATATATCTGAACGTCACCCCTTTAATTTTTAGCATTACTGCTAACGGGTCTTCAATTCGCCTGATGCCATATTTAATGCGTTCATCACAAGTAGGCGAGAAGATACGGGCGGTTGCTTCACCTGTGTGGTCAATCTGGAAAATAGAAAATTCGCCAGGGCTGGCAAAGGGAATCAGGCGCACATAGGCCTTCCCTGCATTGTTGTCCGTAACATAATCAACAAGGCCCCATTGTGCGTCAGAATGCTGCCCTTGCGCGATGATATTTCTAAAAACTCCTTGCGTTTCTTCCCAGGTGTTAGTCCCGTCTGATATGTACGCAGCACCTCTTGATGCGTCTGAAACCCGCACCTGACCAGATACCGTCCCACCCGTTTTCCCGTTAACAGTTATCAGCCTTGCGTCATCTCCAGCTGCGACAGTACCATTGGTTGTGCCAACATCCAGTAATGCAGCCCCTTTAAGTGAAAGGTTCGCTCTGGCTTCTTGAGCATCTTCAATGTCTTCAAGATTTTTACTTTTATCTAATTTTTTACTCAAACTGTCGTTAAAGCTGTTCCATGCAGGGCCAGTAAATGTGGAACCATCAGGTAATCTGACGGTAATCGTTCCGGTTCCGCTGAATACCTGCTGCCAGTTCTGTTTGTCATAGTTCAGCCCGCGCAGCGCTTCTGCACTCTGAGCCACCAGTGCCGCAGTGACCATATTCATTGCCACGCGGGGGACGGATGACCAGGCGGCGCCTGATTGTGTGGGTCCGGTATAATTACTGACGAGCGTCAACGCTGTACCACTTTCCACGGACTTAACCGGGAGCGTATAGGGAACACCGCCGACAGTAACTACAATAAAATCTCCGGCCGCCACCTCGGTAGTAAACGCGGTCCCGCTGCCAGCGACCGCAGCAGAGTTATTCGTCAGGGTTAAAGTTCCTGCTGACATGGATATCTCCTTAATTCAGATAATAAAAAACCCGCCGGAGCGGGTTATTTTTTGTAGGTTTAATTCGAACAGTTCGAACTGGTGAAATTATTCTTATTCACCCATCGCCAGTTAAATGGATAACCGGCTCTGTATTCAGTCTGATTTGAGACTTTACGTACACCATAAATATCCACCGTTTGTGACTGCCCACCCAGCAAGGCCTGAGCCTGACAAACAGGAATCTGCTTTTCCAGCAATGGTCCGGAACACGCTGAAAGCACAAAACTGATAATAAACATAATAATTATATTTCTCATTTACGCCACCAGTGTAAGTTATTTACATTAAAATAACCGAGGTGGATAAATATTATAAATAGATTAAACAGATCGATACTTATAAATTGATCGTTTTAAACGATCAATTTAATCATATGCCGCTGTATTTATCGCCGTTATCACAATTCCGCTATTCGTTGATCCGATCGAGGCCCCACTTGCTGTGGTTGAACTTTGCCCCCTAATTCTTGTACCACCAGTGTCGTCATGGCAACCCGTCCCCACATCAACAGACTGAAATATTGGCTGCCCACCTGGTGCAGAACCCGCCTGGAGGATGACAGATCCCAGCCCCATCGGATTTACGGCCCATTTTCCTGCCATGTATGTATCAATGTTAAGCCCACCACTTACAGCACCTGGTGAACCAATAGTTGTAAGGTCGCTTAATACCCTGGACTCATTCGTAAGTACCAGTGTCCCTTCGGCATCCCATATAGCCACACCCCAGGCCGGAAGGGTAAGCGGATATATGGCAAAAAAATAGGCCTCAAGGACAAAAGCCGATCCCCTGTAATTAGACGCATCAACACTGAACGTATTGCCACTTTTTGAAGCTGATATCTTCGCCGGGGCGCTGGTTCTTGCAAAGGCAATCCCTCCCTTCTGACCGTCGATAGTAACAGACGCCGAAGCGCTGTTAAAATTCCCCCCAAAAGTTGAGTTTACAGTGACTTTTCGGTAAAGCGTCATTGGTGTGGAATCAGGTGTGATAAAAGGGTTCCCGTTAGGTAATGAAATCAATGCGCCATATTTAGCCATCTACGCAGTCTCCGCAAAAACGATTAACTGCACTTTGACTGCCGGGTAATCATTAATCCCATCACTACCTGAAGGCTGTATTGTTATGGTGTTTCCAGATGCAATAATATTTCTTTTATCTGTGTAACTTATTGTCCCTTTATCCTCCAGAGTACCAACCGCAAAACCGACCTTTAAACCGGGCTCGAGGTTGAACTGGTAGCTTCCCGTTTTCTGACCTAAAGCAAGATCGATGATTCCCACCACGGTTACAGGTTTAATGCCATAGTTATTCGGGACACCGTTAGCGTCCCATGTCTGAATTCCCCATGTCATCAGAATACCCCAGTTAATTTGCCAATCTGCACGCGGAGAACGCCATTGCCATCTTTAACGCTGTAATTCAGATTGGTCATTTTCGTTGCCCCCTCCCCGGCAACAGCCCCATTCATTTCAAACGTTCCGTCTGATTTCATAATGGTGCCTGTTTGTCCCTGAACATAATTAGCGGAGCGCAGTTCGCCAATTTTTGCCAGAGTGATTTGACTATACTGAATAAACGCATCGCTGATAAACACCTGACCATTAACAACAGCAAAGGGTGAATACTGCGTATCACCGCTGCCACTCATCAGGACGAACTGGTTGGCGTTAAATCCGACGCGAGTGACCACCGGCTTACCCGCTTCGGCCAGTACCGCAATTGATATCCCGGCACTGTAAAAAATACCGTTGATGCGCACTCCGGCTTTCAGGGTATGAATAGCCGTCGCACCCGAAGCATCGACAGTAGCAGTCAGTTTGTCCTCGAGAGAGGCTGTCACATCTTTAATCTGCGCCTGTACCTGGGTGGTCATTTCAGCCATCGCCTTATCCACACTGGCGACCGTCGTTTTAATTACCAGAATATCCGCGCGCACCTCGCCGTACTGCGCCCACTGGTGTTCCACCGTTCCATGGTTGGCCAGTGCATTCTGCAACGCTGCTTCCAGATTGGTATCAATGTCGCTTGTCAGGCGGTCACCATCGGCAGACGTCAGAAAATCATCGGCAATATCGCCCAGGTAGTCGTCAGCATTCGCATTAGATTCACCACGAACCCAGTCGGTCCAGCCTGATTCATTACCCGTTCTGTCAACCAGCTGCGCGCGGTACCAGAATTCCTGCCCCGCCTTCAGCCCCAGTTGGGTGTATTCGGTAGACGGATAAGGCACATCCGACAACAAAAGAGGATTAGAGAAATCACTGTTCGCGGTGTACTGAATTTCCGTTTTCAGTGTGTCCCCGGTGTTAGCCGGAAATCCCCAGTTCAGACGAATCCCCCAGTTGATCGGCGTTGTCGCAAAGCCGACAGGTTTCGGCGGATTTCCCACCTTACCCGTCAGCGTTTTCTCTTCGGAGTAGCCCCAGCCAGAGGAAATTTCAGCGGCGTTAATGGCGCGCACACGCACGAGATAGCGCCCGGCATAAATACCCGGAACGTCGAATGACGTAGTGGAGCTGCGCGAAACGTTCACCCAGTTCCCGTCGTTGCGGCGCCACTGAGCTTCATAGGCGATAGCATTCTGCGCCTGGTCCCAGCTCACCCGCATGGTTTCGACGCTGATATTTTGCTGAACCATTGAAAACGAACTGATCACGATGTTAGCTGGCAGCGACTGGTTACCCGGCGGGATAACACTAACCGGCCGCTGGTCAATGATGGCTCCGGTATCGATACGGGCATATTTATCCGGATCGTGCCATGCCCCGGTAATCGAGAAAGTGCCATCATCATTATCGGAAACGCTGACAACACGATACTGCTGCGCGTAAAGTTCGTCTGATTCTACCACCCATACAGCTTCGGTCTGTGGCGTCTCACTGTATGCCGTGGTGACTGTGACTGATTCCCCGTTCACAGCCTGAATGGTCCTGCTCTGTGATGCTCCGGAGGGAAGGTTGAGAATCAGACGATCGCCTGCAACTGCATCAGCAACGCGGTCAAGTTTGATAACGCGACCGTTAACAGCGCTGATGCGGCCACCCATAACCTTTCCGGACAGCATTTCATCAGCGACAGCGATGATATAGCCCGGCTGCGGAATGTTTCCGTCCAGCCCGACATCAAACGAAACAACGCGATCCTTATTGTTGGTGAGAATACCCCACCGCCCCTTTCGGTTCGCTTCTGATTGCCGGGTACAGCCGATGGCTGTCATTTCCAGCTGATTGAAGCCGTACCGCGCCACCAGCGCCTGCTCAAATACCGGCTCCATCGCGTCTGCGTAGGCGTTACCGGGATCTGACCATGAAACCAGCGCTGTGGTGTAGCGGCTTTTCGTGGTGCTGCTCGAATAGGTGAAGCGCCCGCCAACAACGTTAGCGCGCGTGTAGCTGTAATCAACATCGCGCGGCATGTCAGCCAGGGCCACAATCTGATCCCCGCCCCAGTAGGTCATGCCACGGAAGATAGCAGCAAAATCACGCAGGACAGTGTAAGCATCGTTCCGGTCCTGAATGTACACGTTGCATGTATAACGCGGTTCTGTTCCATTGCCCCCTTTGCCGTCTGGTACCATCTGATCGCAATACTGGGCGACCTGATAAAGCGTCCATTTATCAATATTCGCAGTGGTCAAACGGTGCCCAAGGCCAAACCGGTCAGAAACAACCAGATCGTAAAATATCCACGCAGGGTTATCGGTCCATGCCCACTTAAACGCACCGGTCCATGTACCGCTATAAGTGCGGGTTTCAGGGTCGTAGGTATCTGGAACGCGGATCACGCGCATTTTTGGCTCGCATGATATCTGTGGGATGGAACCGTTAAACTGGCTGGAATCGAATTCGATGTAGAGTAGCGCTGTATTTGGATATCGTAACTTGGCGTCAATCACCTCAGTGAAGCTCTGCAACGTCATCGTGTCGCCGATCTTCGCGCTGTTGGCGTCAGAGGTAATCTTACGCAGGCGGATTGTCCAGGTGCTGCCAGCCTGCGGTAAATCAATACGATGGCTGCGCTCATAACCAGACGTCGTTTTGCCGGTCACGCTGGTATTGAGTACCGTCTGCCATGCGCCGCCGTCCGTCTGCAGGTCAATTGCATAATTGACCGAGTAACCCACCAGATCGCCGTCGTCCTCCTGTTTGAAAAGCGAGGGCCATTTCAGACGCAGACGAACTGCTGAAAGCTGCGTATTGGTAAACGTGCGCGTCCAGGCTGTAGCGCTTGATACCTCAGTTCCTACGCTGATTTCGTTTTCGGTACCGGGAATACCCTGAATATATTTTTGCGCCTGCGTTCCCGCGCGAAACTCCCACGTTACGCCGCTGAAGTTTTGGGAGCCGTCAGCATTCTCCAGTGCCGTTCCGTCCAGGTAGATATCTTTGCCGGTTAGCTGCCCTGCAAACTCCCCTTCGCCAAGCGCAACGAGGATTTTTGCCTTCGCTACAGATTGCAGATCATCAGGCTGTTCGGTAGGGGTTCGGGAACTTGAGCTGCCGCCCTTGCGGCCCTTTAACACTTTTTCTGTAGCCATATTGCGCCCATAAAAAAAGCCACCCGAAGGTGGCCAGAAAAAAAGGTTAGTTATCTACTGCTGATCTTCGACATAAATTCCGGCAGAAATAATTGCCCCGCCGATTCGACGCTTACCATATCCCAGAGGGACAGGATATCCCTGCGCTGCGGTGTTTGTAACTCCACCGAATGCGTAGGATGCACGGTTATCTGCGCTTTGCTTGCTGGCTAAACCTGCTGGTTGAGGCGACAACATTTGGACAACACCACCGAGCATCATGGCGGCACCGAATTTATATAAAAACGGTGAGGCTGCAGCCCATGGAGTGAAGCTAAGCACAGCACCAGCGGCCACCAACACAGCACCTAAAATTGTTTGCAGCACACCAGCTTTTTTCCCCCCAATGATTACAGGTACAATTCTGATCACTTCACCTGTAACGGGAAAGCCTAAATCATCCAGACCTATATTTTTCTTACCCTTAAAAACAGCATATGTTAATCCCCTCCGCTGACTGGAGATCATGAACTTCTCAAAACCGTCCAGTGTTGCTGCTAAACTGCGAGTAGCCTCACTGGTCTTACTAATAAGCCGGTGGTGCATTTTCCCAAATGTTTTACCCAGAATGCCTCCGAGTTCAATTTGAGTAATATTTTCTGTCATATGAGCCTCGAAAATTTACTAATTAAAGCAACATAAATTAGTCACAGACTGTTTCCCCTCCATATATACCAACAGTGCTATGACAAGCATTACCGCTGGAATCTATCGTGTGAGCCTCTATGCTGCCATCAGGGTTAACTATGCTATATGAATCAATCCCATGCTTTTTGGCATAAGCTTTATGCGCTTCGTATTGAATTCTTTTAGACTCTTCAAGCTTACGATATGCATCAGTAAGATTTTTGTCATAGAGCGCTTTAGCTTCAGAGTTTCCCCAGTTAGCGGCGGCTTTCAGATCACACTGAAAAGGTATGTAATCAAAAAAATATACGTAGGAAGGGTTGTTTCTTAAAAGCATCAAATTACTTTCATGAAGTGCTTTCACATAATATGATTTTTTACTGCAAAGAATATCAGCCCTATCTTGCGCAGCATTTAAATTATTAGTGCTGAATATTTTAACTAGTCCACTTTCATGATCGATTTCATCTGCTGGTCGCGCTCTTTCAGTGCAGCCAAACAAAAATGTGACAAACGCTAAAATTAAAATATTCCTCATTACATCATCCCCTTGTTTAAATTGACAAGAGGTTAGCACAGGTCCTTATATCGTAGAACCTTCATCGTCCTCTCTTGCCAGTATCCACCATACGGCACGCGCTGGCTCAGATGTCCGTATAGGTGGTGCAACAGCATATTACCCTCAAGCAGAATTCCCGCGTGATTCCACTTATCGGCCTGCACCTGCATAATCACCATGTCGCCAGGTTTCGGTGGCCCGTCGAATTCACGGAATCCGCATTCATACCAGCAATCCTGATAGAAGTTATCCGGATAGTCGTTTTCCCACCAGGGATAATCCACCCGGTAATCGTGGAGCTCGATACCATGCGTTTGCCGGAAATAGCTCATTACCAGACCCCAGCAGTCGAAGTGGCCAAGCACAAACGGACGCTCCAGCAGCGGCAGTTCCCCACGCGGCTGGATGGTGCGCAAATCCCCCTCAGGCCAGCTCACGATGTGCCAGGGTAAAAGCGTTGCGTCGCATTGCGCTTTATCCAGTTCGCTCGGTTGCGTTGTGGCGTCAGGGTGACTGTGAACGATGGCGATCACCGTACCCCAGTCCTCAGCAGCTGCGTAATCTTCCGGGCAAAGGACAAAATTGTCCTCCGGCGCCGCGGCAAGATTCCGGCACGGGAAATAACGTTCAACACGGCTTTTCTGCGCCACCACGCCGCAACACTCGCGAGGATATTCAGCTGCAGCATGCGCCATAATCGCATCGACGGTTTTCTGACGCATATCAACTCCTGATCAAAGACGTGCCCGGGAAGCCACCAAACGAGAGTTCGTTATTTTCGCCGAATCGGAGTTTGCAGGCCGTCAGCGTGCCGTTGCATTCATCCAGCGACGGATCGCTTACCGGGTTGTTGTTTTTGTCGAAATAGCGGGTGCCGGCATAGTCGCAGCCGTCGCCGGTACGATATTTATTCCGGATGCACCAGGTACACAGGGAATGAAGCTGTCGCGTCGGGATCATTTGCCCCTGCAGGTCCATCGGGCTGGACAGAACAAATTCAACGGTTTCACCGGCAATCTCGCCCGTTTTCCCGTCGATATACCAGACCTGCAGCTTTTCCTGAGTCGGGTCTGCTGTGGGGTTGCCGTCTGCGAAATTTCTGGCATCGAGATATTTCTCTTTTGTGTCGTGAATAGTGACTTTCGCCTGCAGCAGATCGTCATACGCAAGACACAGGGCTGAAATGGAGCTTTCGATGTTCGCAACCGTCAGGGATGGCGTTGCATTGCTCCCACTGGTTGATTTCTCCAGACCTTCCAGTTGATATGGCCAGGCGGCATATTCATTTCCCTGCCACCAGATTGGTTTCGCCGGAAGCTTGGACTCATCCCCACCAGCGGCGATGATTTCCGCTTCTGTGTGGGGAATGCTGTAATTGTGAAAGCGGAGAACGTCCGTTAGCCCAAAGGAAGAACCGTCCACCTCAATCAGACGAACATCGTTTCCGGATTCCAGCTTCTGATAATCTGCGTTTAAGCTCATGGTTTAAATGCCTGGATGAATGTTGCTTCAAGGTTGAATTTCCCCGCGCCAAGCCCGGTTGGTTTATACGTTTCGCAACGATACAAACCCAAAGGTTCGAGCGGTGGCTTCCATTGAAAGGCTTTCGTTCCTTCATGCCTGTCGAGAAAAGATTTAATGGCAGAAATGTAGGTTTCGTTGCCAGTGAAGTTGAGCGTCCATTGCTGGGTTCTGGTGTTCAATCCATCCCCTGAAACCTGCTCATATCCATCGCCAAACTGGGCTTTTCTGACGCGGAAATTTGTATCAGCCTCCGCGTTAATCCGTGGGCACCAGGTGAAAGTTTCAATGGCCATAGTTATCGGGTTCCTTTCATTGCGTTCCAGATGTCACCGCCCGGGCGGATATCACGCATTACATTCTGCTTATATCGCTGATCGACAAATTTCCCGACTTCAGCACCAAATTGCTCAAGGCCTGGTGAGGTTTGCGTTGAGGTGTTGCCGTTGCCATCGATAGTTATATAAACCTGTGGCGCCGACGATACGGACTGACCCCCGCCACCTCCGACCGCACGAACACCGAGAGAACCATCCGGCGCGCGGGTCAGCGGCATGATTGCCTCCGGGCCAGCCTCGCCGAAAACGCCCGCCCCTTTGGCAAAAGCAAACAGCTGAGGCGTCTGAAAAACGCCATTGCTGTAAGCGCTAAGGGACGGAGAGTCGTAAACATTGCCCTTCGCATTAAAGGTAAAGTTCGCGCCAGCATTCTGAATAGCGGTACCGCTGCTGGCGGTAGCGGCTGACGAGGCACCAAAACTGAACAGTGAACCAATTGAGCTAACGCCATTAGCAACAGCCATATTCACCAGGACGTTCTGGATAATCTTCAGTACGCTGACGCCCCAGTCATTCCAGCTATCAACGTTGCCATTGAGCATGTCGGTGATCGTGGTGACCGCGCCACCCATAGCCTGCTTCATGCCGTCAGCGGCCATGGAAGAATAATCAGTAGCTTCATCCACCCAGTTCACATAACCCTCAGACAGTCCCGTCATCCAGTCGTTACGCTGCGCATCAGAAGCTGCGTAATATCCCTCCTGGTCGCGCAGGCGCTCTTCGAGATAGCGCTTATTAAGTGCAAGCCCCTGCTGATAGAACGTCTCGTCGATTTCACCAGCCTGACGCTGGCGGAGAAGATCGGTATTCTTCTGCTCGAACTCCTTACGCAGATTGAACTGCTCCTGAAGTCTTTCACGGAACCTGGTTCCCTGCCCGTAACCCAGCAGTTGCCCTTCATTAGCTGCTCGGGCGCTGGCGTTACTGTCGGCGAGGTTGGCTTCGTAATTTCGCAGTTGCTCACGTAATTTAACCTGGTCAATCAGCGCAGCATTCTGCAATAACGTCTTTTTCTGGGCTTCTGTCAGAGAAGCAAGCTCGCCCTGGCTGACCTGGTATTTAACCTTCGCCAGTTCAGTATTCTGGCCTTGCAGGGCAATCTGCTCTTTTTGCTGTTTGATCAGCTTGTCATAGGCATCAGCTGTTTTTTCCGCCTCGGATTTCCCGCCCTTATGGCGGCTTGAGTCACGAATAGCTTGCAACTGCCTGGCTGACTCAACTTCCATGCTGACATACTTCTCACGCCAACCAGCAGGGAGATTAAGGTCAGATGCATCGAATTCCGCCTGCTTGCGGGTTTTGTCCAATCCCTTAAGACCGGACAACTCAAGCTGTCGCTGCGCCTTGTCTATAGCTTGCTGCTGCTTATTATCAAGTGCAGGAAGTACAGGCCCTGCATATTTTGGTGGGGACACTGCTGTAGACTGTCTGGAAACCTTGTTCAGACGGTCATACATCTCTGTAAGAGAACTTACGGCGCCAGCCATTTCTACTGTTTTATTTATAGCCTGATCAGTTATGTCGTTTATTAACTGTTGTGTTTGCTTTCTTTTATTGAGCATTTGCTCAAGTCGGCCTTCTTCAACCGCAAGTTCTGAAGCAAACTCTGCTGATTTCTCAACCGCATCGTTATACAGCCATGTTCCATCTGAAGCAGAATTGGCTGCTAATTTTGCGTTATAAAGTTGATTGGATAATTCAGCAACTTTCTGCTTCTGCTGTTCAATCGCACTATTTTGAGCATCCAGTGAAATATTCGCCTGTCCAAGGTTGGCGGATATCTGCGTCTGAGACATTGATTTCAGATTATCTCGTACCTGCTCGATTGTGTCCGCATATTGGATTGCAGATTCCCTGGCTTGTTCTTGGCGTTGATACATCGTGTACCACGCCCCAGCACCCAACATTAAAATTCCTGGCAAACCACCAACTAACGACAAAAGCCCCGTAGCGCCAGACTTGAATAAATTCATTACCGATGTTGATCGGTTGAGTGCTTCTTGCGACGCTGATACTGCTTTATTTGACTGAACGAGAGTGGCATTGGCGGCTATCATTTCACGCCGTTTGGCAATAGAATTTTGTGTAGCTGTCGCTTCTGCATTTGTGTTTTTTGCAAGTTCCAACTCGGATAGCGAGAGCTGATAAGCACGCTCGGCAGCAATCGCATCTGCTGCCGCCTTTCGTTGTGATTGGGTAGCAGATTCAGCCCTTGCAGATGCGAGCGCAATTTCGTTCTTTCTGGCATCTATTAATTGCGCCGTTTGGTTCCCAAGATCGCCAAACATCCCTCCAAGATAGCGAGCTCCACCTATTGCAGCCAAAGCTCCGGCAGCCGTAGCCACAGTGTCGATATTGTCAGAAACTGTATTCAATACAGCAACAAGAGCACTTGTCGCACCAGTAGCTTCATTAGCTCCACCTACCCATGCCATGAAAGCATTTTCGACTTTCGTCGTGGCAGCAGAAACGGTCTGCGGCATTGCCTCAAATTCACCACGCATAGTGCCAAGTTGACTTATCAGGGCCGGGACAAATTTATCTGCGGTTAGCATCCCCTGATCGGCCATTGCCTTCAGATCTTTACGAGCTACACCCATCCCAGCGGCCAGCGCACGGATAACTCGATCACCGTTTTCGTTAACAGAGTTGAATTCCTCGCCCCGCAGAACGCCCTGAGCTAATGCCTGACTAAACTGGGTGATAACAGAACTTGCATCTGCCGTGCTGGCGCCGGATAGCTTTAGTCCAGTAGAAATGGCCTCGGTTACATCCAGAACTTGCTGCGAACTGTATCCGTATTCACGCATTGATGCGGCGGAACGCGCAAAAAGACTCGCATTATCAGAGAAGGCGGTTCCGGTTCGTTGGCTAATATCCATCAGCGCCCGCTGAGACTCCGTGAAATCATCAGACGATTGGGAAGCCTGCTTTAGCCTGGCATTAACAGAGCTCCATTCATCGGCCAGCGATATAAGATGACCAGTCGCAAATGCTCCAACAAATGCACCTGCCATTCCCAGCGCTGAGGCCTTCGCGGTGTTTATTTGACTAGTTACCTCAGCTAAGGCACGCTGAGTTTCACGCGAAGCTGCGGCCGCTTGGCGTCCTCCAGTCTGCATTACCCGGTAATAGTCATTCCCCATTCTTGAAGCACGAGAAATTTCAGACTGAAATGACTGAGAGTTTGCAGATATTTTGATGATCAGTTCGCGCAACGTAGCCATATTTTCACCCATAAAAAAAACCCGCTTGATAGCGGGTCGTGAGTTATAAACTGTCTTTTCTTTTGTGAGCGACTTGTATTAATAAATCTATTTGCGCATCTTGTTTTTTATTTATCTCTTTAAGGGCTTCAACTTGTTCATTTGCCCTTGTGCTAAACCGTATTAAATAAAAAATCACAATTAGATTTATCAACCAGCCGAATATTCCAAACACTACTACCAGTGGTTCCATAACGCCTCCTTTTCTTAAGGAAAGAGCGTATCGCCACATTGATGACATGTGAAGCAATTATTGTGTCGCAGCTGTAAGAGCAGCCTCAAGCCCTGCAAACGGGTCCTTCGGTGCTGATTGCTCATCACCACCCCAGCGCAGGATCGCATCGTCCAGCGGTACTTTTGCCCCCTGCGAGCCGTAGATGGCAGAGACGAGCTGGGCTGCCTGAATGTCACCACGGATATCGCCAACCGGACTTTGCCTGTCGTACTCAATCCACATCAGAAGCTCGCTTGCCGTCATATTCTGCCGAAGCTCTGAGAGCGTGCGCCCCATCCGGAGCGCAAGCGACATCAGAAACTTTACGCCGGGGGTTGAGACTTTTCCCGCGCTTCGTCCGCATTGTTGATCAGGTCAAGCGCCTGTTTGAGCAGGCGTGAATGGACGGGGCCGTAAATTTCACGAACCTGGTCTTCTTCATCGATGCTGAATACCGGTTGCTTGTTGGTATCGCAAAGGACATCAATGAACAGCACCACGTCAGCACAAAGATTACGGTGTGCTTTTTCTGATACAGACACCTCGCCTTCTTCATCAGCGCCAGATTTTGCAATTTCCTGCCAGCGTAGCCAACCTTCGCCAGAAGGTTCCCGTAGAACAACCTTCACACCACCCCATTCAGGGACCGTAATGATTTTATGACGAAAGCCTGACATTTTAGCCAGCGCCAGTTCTTTAAGACTCTTAGCCATTTTTTATCCCTGATTAAAGAAGATGAATTACGCTACCGTTACGACGCAGGTTGCTGAGGTGACTTTCCCAGCAGGTGTGGAGGCGTCGGTAACTTCACAAACGTAATCGCCGGCATCACCTGCAGCAGCGTTTGCCTTGTTGAACGTTGCTGTCGTCTGTCCACTCACCGCGCTGCCGCCTTTCTTCCAGACATAGGAATAAGGTGCTGTTCCCCCGGCAGCTACCACCGTCAGTGATAAAGCCGCACCAGAGGTAACAGATTTGGTGTCAGGCAGGTCGGTGGTCAGGCGCAGCGCGTTATCAATTTTCGTCGGCTTACCTTTCAGGCGTAACGAGAACGTTGCAGCCACCACGCTGTTTGTCCCTGAAGACCAGGTGTGCTGACGAACTTCAGACAGGAACTGGAAGCCAATACCAGACGGGAAGACAATCCGAAAACCATACGTGGTGTCGTTATCGTAAGCTTCACGCAGCGCATCCTGTGCCGGGTTAACATAGAAGTTACCGGACATAGAGATTTCTGACTGAGCACCCAGGCCGTTGATGTTTTCCTGCTCGGTGGAACACAGCGTGGTGACATCAATGTCCTGCTTCTGACCGCCAGTAAACTGGACTTCTTTGATAGTACAGTGCAAATCCAGCCAGGTTGCGGCGCCAATAGTATCCAGTGTCGCTGGCGCAGAGGTGATCTGAATTTTCGTACCCTGCGATTTTTCATACAGTGAGGACATATTTGTCTCCTGAAAATAGAAAACCCGCCGTAGCGGGTCTGTGAGTTAATGGATGTGTCAGACAGTAACCTGAAATTCCAGCGTCGCCCGGTAATATCGGTTTTCTGGTTCATAACCAGGGGTTTTGCTTATATTGGTTGGATTGAGTGGCTTAACCACCTGAAGCGCCATATCACGAAGATTCCGCGCCTCTTTGAGAGTCAGTGAGTAAACATCCACCTGGACCGATATCCCTGATTCGGCCTGTCCGCAAAGAACATCGGCGGTCACATCAGAAATAAGTGAAAAAATTACCCATGGCGGCGATATCGAGGGCTGACCATCACTACCCAACGGCGCAACGTAAGGATAAACCTGTCCACCGGCCAGAGGCTTCAGCAAAAGATAAAGGTCATCTTCCGTCATTTACTCAGCACCTCATCAATCGCCTGGTTCATACGTTTCATAGCGACTCGCGTTGCCAGTTCTTCACGGGTATCAAACGCAGGACGGACAAAAGGATGTGGGGGCATATTCACTGTGCCCATTTCGACAAATCGCCAGTAAAACGCGTTACGTCGATCGGAGGCTTTCATTGAATTATCGCTGTTACCCGTTCGCATGTTTCGACCACGAATATGAACACCGGATGAAATATCACCGCGTTTACGTGATCGCTGCGTCAGCACCACAACGTTTTTCTTCAGCTTGCCGGTTCGTTCAGGCGCTCTTACTATCACCTCATCTTTCAGAACCTCAGCACCAGCTCGAGTGGCATCACGCAGAACTTTGTTGTTTTCGGCGCGGCTCAGTAATTCCAGATCGCGGGATATCTCTTCAAGGCCAGAAAAATCAAGACTGATATCAATCATTTTTCTGCTCCATTTTTACAGAGTATTTCCAGCCTGGTGGTTTTACTGTCGGGTATTGGGGGGCTGATGATATTCAGTACCGCGCCTTTAAATGGCCCTGTGAGCACCTTTAATCTTGACGCAGCAGTCACATCACGCCGGAAACGGACCCACACACGGATCGTTGCCTGCGCCGTTTCCGCACCCGATTGCAACTGCTCCCTGCCACTGATACCCAATACTTCAGCCCATATGGTCTTTCCCTCCTGCCACTCTTCAATCAGTTGCCCCGTTGTATCGCGCGCAGCTACATAGTTCAGGATAGTAACGCGATGGCGTAATCGACCTGCCTGCATAATCCCTCCTACATTCCCGGTCTTTTGCGGTGCTGTTTGAGAATCGCCTCAACACCGAATGGAATAGTATTGACGCTGTCGTGACTTACTGGCTCTCTGTTCTCATACCAGTGCGATACAAGCAACATCAGGGCCAGCTTGACATCGTCATCAATTACCAGTCCATCCGGGTCATCTTCCGGAACAGCGTCATCATAAAGATGGCGATTAACAATTTTTTCGGCATGTTTCAGAGAGGCATTAAGGTACAGTTCCAGCATTACATCTTCGGCATCGTCATCACTGTCGATGTGGCATTGGTAGCGAAGCTCTTGTATGGATGGCTTCATTTGGTTTTCCCGCGTTTTGTTACCGCTGGCTCTGGATCTGACTCTGCAGCGACATGAACACCGCCACCACCAAATTTGATAATACCGAGTTCGGTAGCAATTTCCTCAGCGCGGGCAGGTAGCTCACCGTCCGAATACACCCCAGCGGGAATGGATTCAACAATACAACCATCTGGGGACCACTTAAGTTCACGCAATAATTCAGGCATAAATCACCTCGAAAAATCGGGGCCGAAGCCCCAGAGAATTAAGCGCCAGTGCCGATCTGCAGCAGTTTAATGGCCTGAGAATCCACCAGCATCCCCCCGGTTCGTTTGGTGGTGTAGAAACCAACGAATGGTTTTTTGGTGTAGGGGTCACGAAGAATGCGGGTGCCGATGCGGTCAACAATGGTGTAACCACGTTTGAAATTGCCAAATGCAATTGCTTTAGCATCAGCCGCGATATCCGGCATCTGTTCGTTCTCTGCCACACCGTACCCGGCCAGAGAGGAAGGCTGACCAAGTTCCAGACCAGGACGCCACAGGTAGTTGCCTTCTGAATCTTTCAGGATTCGGATAGCAAACAGGCTGTTGTTGTTCATCATGAACTTAGCGCCATTACGATGCACTTTACGCAACGTGTAGACCAGTTTGATGATCGCATCAGCCGTTACGCCTGCCGCAGCGCCAGAGAGAATGTGCTGGAGAGTACCAAATGCACGAGTCTTGTCCGGATCAAGCGTGGAAGCATATGCCAGAAAACCTTTCGGCTTCTTCGTCCCGTTACCGCTGGTAAAGGCGATTTCTTCCTGCTCTGCAAACTCAATTGCCAGTTCGCTGTTGATCCAGTCTTCGACGTTGAAGAAGGCATCGTCCAGCATGGTTTGAGTGGCCTGCGGGTTACCGTAAATTTCCCCCATGAACGGCTCAATCTGACCGAGTTTAGACGCATCGGTTTCCGGGCGGGCATCCGTTTCACCAACCCAACCCGAAGCCGTACCGCCGAGATTAACCAGTTTTTTATAGTTAGCGCCGCCGACTGTAATGGTTGTCGCCTCCTGGCGCATCACCACTTCATCTTTCAGAAGATTAAGGATCGTGCGATCCAGCTCTTCCGGCACAGCATAGCCGCCATCTTCATCCACACCAACCTGCAAAGCTTTGCGTTCAAGTTCGCGCAACCCGTCATCTTTGCCTTTGCGCATAAAACCAATGAAGGCAGTTTTATGTTCGCTTGCGGCTTTGCTCTGAGTGCCACCGGCTGGACGTTTAACCTGCTTAAGTTCCTCTTCCAGCGCAGATTTAAGCTCATCCAGTTCAGACAGCTTGCCGTTTAAGGTTTCAACCTCCCCCGCCAGCTTGCCCTTTTCCTGTTCAACTGCTTCCAGGCGCTTATCGTTCTTTTCTTTGAACGCATCAAACTTCGCCTGCAGTTCCTGCGCGACCTGCTCTACGTCTTTAACGTCAACTGACATAATTAACTCCTGATTAAAATTTGATGTTTTTCAGTGCATCCAGTGCGGTACTCACCCCATCAACATCACGCAGTGAAAGTGAGCTATAACCCCCGGCCATGAATGCTTTAGCCTGGGTGCGTGAGAGCCCAACATCGCGCAGGACTCGTTCAATGCTTTTTTGAGAAGGGATTTCTCCGCGGGAAAATGCGCTTTTGACATCACTTACACGCGCTTCATCGTTCGACGGAAACGTGACGAGACTGACTTCCCACAGGTCGATCTCTTTGAGAAGGAACACGCCCTTAACACGGTCGTACTCCCAGTCTTTCAGCATGTAACCAATAGAAAGGCCGGTTAAAGAACCGGCCTTCATGTGGGCGTGTGCGCGTTTCGAAAGGGGATCGTCATCAATGAGTAACCGGCCTTTAACATAAAGGCCAACCTCATCCTCTTTCATCTCCGTGTAAATACCGATGGGTTCATCCATACGGTGCTGCCAGAGTAATGCAGGGAGAGCATTCTTTTCTTTCCATGCCTGAAGGGAGGCCGAAAAAGCGCCTGGCACGACAACATCATCGTAGCTGTCCTTTACGCCAAAAACAGAGCCATAACCTTCAAACTCCCCGCTGTCGCTGACAGACTTTAGCTGTAGCGGAATATCCAGCCGCTGTTTAGTCATCGGCATTATGTTGTTCCTCAGTTATTTTGTTCTTGCTGCTGTCTGACGGCTTCGTCGTCATGTTCATTGGCGTAAGGTAAATATCTCCGCCTGCGCGTGGGTTAAGTTCTTCAAGTTCCCGGCAGTCATTTGGTGAGTAAATACCCCAGTTAATGCCTGTTGAATACGCCTCAAATCGCGACTTCATATCCCCGCGCAGCAGTGCGCCGGCATTGAATTTTGCGTAGTACACACCCTGCTTTGATTCCTTCACCAGCCCGATGTTGATTCGCTGCTCAATGCGGGTCATGTACGGAACGAGTGAATAATTGATAAACCCCATGCCGAGGTTTTCAATATTGTTAAACGTCGAGCGGTCAGTGTTCTGCACCATGTGCATCGGCACCCGGAACAGGCGGCATATTTCCTCCAGCTGGAATTTCCTGGTCTCAAGGAACTGACTGTCTTCCGCATTGAGCGCCATCGACTTCCAGTCCAGTCCCATTTCGAGAATCATTGGTCGGTGCGCATTGCTCAGCCCGAGATGTCGATCCTCAAAATCTTTTTTCAGCCTTGTATAAGCAGCGTCAGTGAGCGTTTGTTCAGTGCGGAGTACACCGGAGGTAACCGCGCCATTTGAGAACAACCGCGCCCCATGTTCCTCTGTTGCCATTCCCAGAGATATTGCTTCTCTTGCATAGGCTATAGGGTTCAGCCCCACCAGCCCGTCAAAGGTAAGCGTTCTGACATGCCAGATATCATCCTGCCCAAGCACATCTGTTGAGCCATCGGGGAATGTTACCTGGTAAACCGGCTGCCACTGGCTGTTAAGCTTTGGTTCAACACACCCAGGATCAATGGGTAGAAGCTCCACCACCTCGCCAAGCGCTTTAACTTTGTAGGCGTAAAAATTACCGCGAAGACAAAGACAGACAATGACCAGTTCCCAGAACTCCTGGGGGGTCATGTAATCATTTGGCTTCATCGTCAGTAATTTATGCAGCCTTTCGGAAGTCGCTTTTTGTTTGCTGTTTCCGGTTATCTTGTACAGGTTACAGGGCAGCATGCCCATCGACTCAGCAAGAACCCTGATACAACCGAAAACCGCTGTAAGCCGCATGGCTTTCTGGCTGCTTACCCTTTTCCCTGTATAGGTGTCGTAAGTCATTCCCACTGCTTCAGCGAGTTCTGCCGGAGTAGTGACAGGGGCGTCACTTTTTTTGAACATTCCGGGGAAAAACATCAGTCAGTCCCTCCTCGCAATGTTTTCCCGGCCAGCGAAAGCGTGCGGGAAACCAGCCATGACCAGATAAGGCAAAGCATACCCGCACTGATTAAGCCTCCTGGCGGATAAATCATCCATACACCAAACGAAAGCAAAATAGCGCCCATCACCCCGATCAACGGGGCGAGAATCATCAGGATCATAACTGCCTCTTTATAATGAACGGACGCCGTAACTTTCCAGATGGTCAGAGAGGCTGTCCTGTTGTTCGCCGCCGTTTACAAGCATGCGGCTCATTGCAGTAAACAAGGCGGCAGGCCCGTCTATTTTCGCTTCTGGCGTGGATTTGTTCGGAAAGATATTGTCGTTTTTGTCAGGCTTGACGGTGACGTTAGACATCATCCAGTTCATAACCGGATGATTGCTGTGATGAAAACGCCCGCCATAAACCAGAGACTCCACCTCTTTCATTGACTCAGAAAAGTTTCTGACCGTCTGCGGAACCTCCACCAGCGGAACGCCCTCTTCTGCCAGAGCCAGGCTAAACTGCGTTGCGCTCCACGGGTCGAATCCGGTTTCCTTCAGGTTTTCGCCGCTAATCCACTCCAGAAAATCAGCCTTAATCTGCGCATGATCGATAACATCACCATCGGTCAGTTCCAGCTTCCCAAGCTCAGCCCATTTGCGATACATCTGCGCCATTTGAGCGGAACATTTTTCCAGCCGCCCTTCGGGTAACCAGAATTTAAAGTCTGCATGCGCATGACCGTTGTCTGCCCGCCAGAGTTTTACTGCTGCGCAAATATCAATCTTGTGGGCCAGATCCACGCCAGCCCACATCGGGTAGGTTTTCAGTTCATGACGGGGGGCTATGAACTCACATTTTTCCCACTTAATCATATCCATCCAGGCTGACTCAGCGGTCACCCAGATATTCATGTGTTTGGTGAAAAAGTTAACCCTGGCGGAAACCTGTTCTTTGGCCTTCTTAGCCAGACGGCGAAGGTCATCCCAGCGCTTACAGATACCGAGTCCGGGGTTAGCCTTTTGCCAGACCGTTTCATCAAACGGATCATCATCCTTATCCAGCGTGAAGATAATGGCGAAAAAGGTATCATCCTTAACCGCGCCTTCCACTTCGCTGTTATAGCCACGCAGCACCTTAATGGCATAATCGCGCAGCTCGTAACAAATCCCTTCTTTGTTAAAACCCGCTGTCGTTATGCCAAACAGCAGAGACTGCAATCGTGCGCCGGTTGCAGTTTCCAGAACGTCCCAGACATCACGGGTTTTATGCGCATGAAGTTCGTCGACGATGCCACAATGGATATTGAGACCATCCAGATTGTTGGCATCAGAAGAAAGCGGCTCAAACTTTGATGCTGTCTGCTCCTGGTAGATCGCCAGTTTATTGAACTCAAACAGTCGCCCCAGTGTGGGTTTCGCTTTTTTAACCATGTTTTTCGCATCTTCAAAAACGATGCGAGCCTGATCCCGCGTTGTCGCTGCGGAATAAACCTCTGCCCCGCCCTCACCATCGGCGCCAGCCATATAGAGACCAACGCCAGAGGATAATGTCGACTTGGCGTTTTTACGGGCTACCTCGTTATATGCCGTGCGAAACCTGCGGACCATCACAGGACGGCTACTGCCATCATTACGCAGCACAATTTCGCCTGTTTCTTCATTTACCAGGGGGATAACAAAACCGAAGATGTTGATCAGAATGAAAACATGCCAGTCCATCAGCTCAATCGGCTGGCCTGCCAGTGCTCCTTTAACATGGGGCACGAATTTATAGAAATTGAGGATATGTTGTGCGCGGGGCTCGCTGAAATAGATGCCACGTTCTTCACCGTGCTTCAGATCATCAAGAAATCGCTGACAGGAAAGACGGACAAATTCACAGGCGATAACTTCCCCGGCAACGACGCGTTCGGCATAACGTATGCCATCAGAAACTTTAGCCATCAGTCCCTCGAATTAAGAAATTGACTTAACAGATCATCATCGTCTGGTTTGTCTTTACTGACCTTAGACCTGCTGGAAGGAGTCATACCAAACTCCGCTAACATCGCGCGAAGTCGCTTCCAGGCATCAGCTTTCATCATGGCTGCCGGATGCGGCTTGATCATGCGTATTTCACGCTCTTTCCCTTCATCAGCATCATCATCGCTGTATACCGCATAGGTATAACCTTCCCGATCCAGCGTTTCACAATGATGGCGGTATTCCGTATATGCCTCTACCAGCAACTCCAGAGCCCTGGCATCCAGCTGAGATATGACGCCAATGGCATCAAGTTCTTCGGCCATCCGCTTAAACCAGTACTTCCCCTGCTTGTCGAAATGCTTGGGAACTGGGGGGACCCCTTTAGGTGGCTGCGGCTCGTTATTGTTGATCGGTCGTTTGGATGGGTTACCCCTCACCAAACGCAGATGGGTAGGGGTTTTCGGCGGTCCTGACATAATCGAAAACTCCTATTAATCATCAGCTGGGGGACCCCAAAAAAAGTTTTCTAACCTGCGGCGATGTGAAGAAAGGCTAGGCGGCGGTCCTTTGGGCCTTTGCCCACAGGGATTTGACCTCCCCCTCCCCTTCTCGCCTGTTGATAATAATCACTATCATTTGAAGCGCTCGCGCCCTGTTTTCGAGCGGTGGCAGGGCCAGCACAGACTTTCGAGGTTCGAATCATCATCGGTACCCCCATGTGCCTTAGCTTTGATGTGGTCAACGGTCGTGGCCGCAACAGCGCGACCAGTGCGCAGGCAGTTCTGACACAGATGGTTGTCACGCTTCAGGATGCGGGCGCGTTTGATGTCCCACTTGCTACCGTAGCCACGTTCATGGCGACTCTTGCCCTGCTGGTGCTGTTGCCAGCCCTCATTACGGTGCTGCTCGCAGTATCCAGAACGGTCCGTGGTAGTACCGGGACAACCTCTCTTGCGACATGCGCGAGGGATTAGTGCTGGCATCGTTCAATCCTCACGGAACCATATAACGACTGCCGTTTCACTTCACCGTTCTCTGTCGTCATATAACCACGCTCATCGGGAACAGCTGCGATTACTTCTCCCTTCTCATCATCAGCAGTGAAGACATGCTTAACCTCTACACCGTCGAGATAAACGGCGTATCGTTCCTGAGCGAGATTAATTTTTCTGCCGGGATCGTCATCTAATACAGTGAGGCGCATATAACCTCCATAGGCTATCGCCAAAAGCGCTGCCAAATAATTCCACCAACTAAGCATTCATTGTGAATAGCTTTGCGAATTGTTTTTTCCAGTTCATCCATTGCTTTCTTGTCTGCTGCCATTTGCTTTGCGACATCCAGCGCCGCACATTCAGCAGCATTTTTCAGCGAGTTACCAAGCACCGCTTCGAGATTGGTATCGACGCCAGAGTTAACTTCGAATTTGTCGGCGCTGATGGTTACCTGGTTCTGTGCCGGTTCATCACTGCGAGCACCAAAATTGATGTTGTAGATATTGGTCACCGGCTGAGGCTTTTCTAATTCGGCAGCGCGGATAGAACCACCAGCGATATTGGCTTCCTTGATGAATACCTCACCGTTCTTCACAACAAATGGTGAGGTATCAATCTCAACGCCAAGCGTCATCGAAGTGCAATATTGCTGCTTACCAAAACGCGTATTGACCAGATGTTCAACGGCAAATTTCTGACCTTCTGACGTCAGAAAGGTAAAGTGATTTTCTTTCTGGTATTCGGTTGCTGTGTGTCTGGTTTCAGCAAAACCAAGCTCGCGCAATTCGGCTGTGCCAGATTTAGAAGGCAGATCACCAGACAGCAACGCGCCACGGAAAAACAGCGCATAAAGCACTTCATTAGCAGCGCCAGATAGCGTAATAATTTTGTTACTCATGGTATTTTTCCTTTTACATGTGGATGTGTGATACGCATAAAAAAGCCTCGCAATTGCGAGGCCTGGGGTTATTTGTATCGCGACCCACTACCTGTGAATGACAAACAGAGATTTACATTTAGGGCAAAGTAACGCCTGTTGTTGGCGTACTTTCGTGGTCGAGTGTGTGGATTTATGTCCGCATATCGGGCACATGACAGTCGTATTGGCTGCAAGCCCAACACGCTGCATTGCATAATCGAAAAATGACATGGTGGTTAACCTTTCAATGAATGGGGCTTATTATACCATGCATAGTTCAATTATTAATCAATCATCATCGCATGCTTGATGCCATTTAGCTTTGTCGCAGGCACTCAGTGAATGCCTGCTGTAATGCTATTGCCGTTCCTGTTCGATCCGGCGTATTCCTGCCAGTTGGTTATTCGCTTTTTCAATAGCAGCCAGCAACGGCTTAATCCATAGAACAGCCTGGCAATATGTCAGGGTGCTGGCGGTAGTGGCGTTATCACTGGCTGCGTCAGCGCTCCCGGAATCGGTGTGCATTGCCCCGGTACGTAAACGGTTCGCGTAGTCGAGCAACCCACCAGCGACATCAGCAGGAACAGGCAGGTCACAAGTTTTTTCACGTCGAAGAATCTCCCGGTATTCGATGACAGTCTTTTCGGTACCTGCATCGATCAACGAATTAAGGCGGCTGGCATTCTCAGCCACCTGATTGAAGCGGTTGAAGTTGAAAGCCTGCACCGCGATAACCCGTCCCTGTAGCGCGTTATCATGCTCCAGAACTCGCTTATCGCTTTGCGCTGTGCTCAGGTCAGCCTGGCTGTGTGCCAGCAGAACACCGAGAATAGCGACAGCGCCAACGACAATAACCACCGCGATAATTACCAGCCACCAGCGCCATGACGTTTTCAGTGATGCGAGTAGAGCTTCAATCATGATTCTTTCACCGAACTGGTGCCATTCATCAACGGTAACATGCGGCTATCCCTCGGCTCGTTAACCGGCCAACGATAACCCGTCACGCGGGAACGTGAGAATGCACGAATATTGATAGCATCTGACTGATTACCACCCAATACCATCAGGTCACCATTTTGCTGCTGTCCGACCACAAATCCGACATGGCCGCCGCCGTCTCGTGTGAATACAACAATGCAGCCGTAAGCAGGCTCCTTAAGTTCGACGCCCCAGGACAGGTAGGATTTAGCAGACTCGAACCGGGTTGATCTAATTCCGACTCTTTCAAGCATGGATCCGACATAGGCTGCACACCAGGGCGTTTCATCATCTTTAATTCCACCTCGTTTAATGTCCTTCCAGAACTGGAGGATTAACGGATTGTGTCGCGGGCCTTTAATTTCCATCTGCCCCATGTATTTACGGGCTTCCACCAGCCAGCGCGGTTCATTGCTGATTGTCATCGTTCACCCCTGCCCTTTTTCTGAGTGCGCTGATAGCGATCTCGCGCAGTTTGTCCACGCCAACGAATCCAATCACACCACCGACGAACGGTGATATCGATACAGGAAGGCCAACCACATCAAGCGCGCTGGTGATGCATAAAGAAAGGGCGCCACAAAGGACGCCCTCAAGCCATTTATTTTTTCGTGTTGCACCGTCATATATCAGACGACCATAGGCAATGAGTCCGGCCATTGACGCCCCCAGAATCTGGGGCCACGCATTTTTGAGTCCGGTCAAAGCCGCAGCCCAGAATTCAGGGTTCTTGTCATTCATTTTCATAGCCTCACCTCGCATAGTTAGCGGGTGCTGTGTGTGATGAAAGGGTCAGGCTTCACGGGCTGGATTTATCAACAAAGCACGTAGCGGATGATTCCCGTGAGCCTGAATACGAAAAAGGCCACGCAAATGCGCAGCCTATAACCAGAAATCAATATTGTCTTTACATCAATTTTTCTTAAGGTTAAATTCTTCTGACAAGTTGATGAAAGACAACTTGAATATTAGCTATTTGTTCTCTGTTATGCCCGCAACCCAATGCGGGCTTTTTTTCGCCCTGCTAAAAGTTCCACCGTTGTGAGCCTTTTTGCTATGCAATAATGGATGCGTGGTGCCGGGTGTCTCCCGGTGATCCTTTGGCTGACAACCCATGCCTCACGAACATTTCACAACGGGATATAGAAAAGGCCATGCATTTGCATAGCCCTGAAAGATGTTTATGCTTTATTAATTCGCTGGAATATCTGGCATGGCGCGATCCATAGAAGAGCTAATTAACGCCTTAATAGCGTTGCATACCTGATAAAATCCACCCAGCTGAGATGAGACAGAAAAACGGGAGACGTCGTCTCCTGAGCCTACTTCAGCATAAAATGATGAGTTCTCATACCAGAGTGAGATGCTTACGCCCTGCCTGTAGCCACCTGTTAGCGGAGAATCATCAAGAGTGGTTGCAATCACGAAATTCAAGTGGTAACGGCTGTCCATATTGAGTTGGGGGATTAAGACAGGAAAGAACTTCCCCTCCTCCTCCCAAATACCAATGTCCACATAAGGCCATCTTGTTCCGTCAGAACCAGTCCACTCACGAGATGTAAGATCAAGAGAACCTGAATACTCTCGTAGTAGTTCGCTCGCCTTCTCCTGAAGTTTATCCTGTAACTTCCATTGCGCCTCGACCAGTTTAGTGCGTTTTTCTTTCAGATCCTTAAATGTTAATTCCATGCCACTCTCCAGACAACTTTTGAAAGGAATCTGCATAGTAACTCACCCTGAAAGCACATGGTTATATTTCACTTACACTGAGTGCGAAAAGCAAAAACCCCGCCGAATGGCAGGGTTCCAATGATTAGGCTGTGTGTCGAAGTGACGCTCATTACGCTGCTAAACTGTGCTGTTCTTCAATCAGCGGCTGGCGATGATTGCGATCAAATACACCCTTTAGCGCCTCTTTGCGCTGCTCAAAGTGCCAGCCCATGCCAATGAAAACTGTATTGGCCCGCTGCAACTCAGTTACGCAGTGGATCTGCTCCGGCGTCAGGTAGTCACGGATGTTCTCTTTTTTGTCGAGGTCGTGGTAAACACGAAATTTTGCCGCCGTCATACCGAGCGCAATGCGGTTAATCAAATCGGCTTCGTTGCTGAAGTGGTAAGGCTTGATTTCTTTACCCTGCACTTCACGCTCATGCTTAATGGCATCGCTCATCGGGCGATATTCCAGACGGGCGGTGTTGCGATCCATTTTTTTGCCCGCCAGAGCGCCACGCATGCGGAAGAACTCAGCAACCAGTTTCTTTTTGAACTTGCGGACAACATCGTTATTACGCATGTAGGTGATCAGTAGAGTGGTTTGCTGTTCATTCAGTAGCGCCACTCGACGCTTTTGAAGACCACCGTCAGTTTGAATGGTTCGGATTTCAAATCCGACCCTTCCAAATTCTTCAAGATCAGCCTTGTTACGGTCCACTAACTTAATGACGGTGTCATGATCACGCCCAACCCCGTCAGCAATAGCGACAGTGCTGGTTACAAGGTCGAGTTTTTTAATTTCAACTAATTGCATGGCGTTTACCTTACTTTGAGATGAACCTTTGCCGCACAGGAAATCAGCCCGTCGAGGCTCGCCAGCGCTAACCGACTTCCTCAAAGGCTCATTTCAAATGGATTGGTTCGACGTGATGGATGCGCGGGCGGTGCGCAGGAAATGCGGATACAAAAAAACCCGCAACGTGGCGGGCTTTTCGAGGTTAATTATCTACAGGCGTTATACTCCATAATCAGAAGCATACAGGACAGTTTTATGCAAAGTCAACATTAACGTGCAAAAAAATGTCGCCATTTGCTCCGATCATATTAATAAGTTGTTGCCTTCTCGAATTCTACAGCTGCGTGACTCTCCCCCTGCCGCAGTGTATCCACCAGCATTTCATAGAAGGGTTTCCAGTTGCGTGACCATGAGGATTGATGGAGGTCAGGGAGACGTTTCAGAATGGCACGGTGTACCGTCGCCGAGGAGATAGCAGAGAAGCCATTACCAGAGCAACGTTCGCACGTTTTGAAAACCGGTGCGCCGCGGTCTTTAGTCGCTTTGCGGTCCAACACTTCGCCTTTACCGCCACACCTGCACCGGGCAAGGATCACTTTCTTTCCTCCGCATGTTCCGCAAACCCTATTCACCAGCTCATTTTTAATCTTCGGGGCCACTACTTCGGCACCGTCGGCGTCGAAAATGCCAGGATGTTTAACCACATCCTCATTCCCGGAGATGAACCCTGTACCACTGCAACTGTGACACGTCACGCTGGTTGCCGCGGAACGGGAGTATTCAGCAAAGGCAAATTGCGCCAGCGTCAGCATGCACCATCCCAACTCACCACCGGCTGCTTTGCGCACATTCTTTGGTGCTGTCTCCATTGCGTGGCGGGCCAGCGCCTGAACCGCAAGTTGCTCATCGCTTTTGCTGATCCCGGTTTTACCAAAGAAAGCTGCCAGACCGAATCTCGCGCGGCTGCTGGTGGTGCCAATCGCCGCCATTACATCTGTTCCTGTAAGGCGGTCCGGAGAGGTTCCTTTCACGTCGTCGCTGATGTGCATTCCCTGAGGGCTGAAATGTTTGAGTGCCGCTTCCAGTTTCATTGAATGGTTTCCCCCTTTTCAGCAGTGCCAAACCAGCCAGGGTGCGCCCACTGGACATCAGTCACTTTACCGCCGTTACCCCACAGCGTCAGAACACGCATAGCAACGTAGTGCATAAGGATTTTTTCATGCTCTCGCCACTCATCATCAGGAGTGTCTTCAACAAATTCAGCGATGGCGTCAGCAATAAGACCGAAACACTCAGGGAAATCACTATGACCGATTGCGATGTCTTTTGCCGTTTCCTGAAGCTCCAAAAAGCGCTGCTTGGTAAAGAGATACGACATTTCTCTAATTAGGCGATCCATTTTAATACCTCGTTGCGTTGGTAGCTTCCCACTCAATATCAAGTTCACTTTGCTGTTTGCCGGCCAAGTAATTGAAGGGCCCTTTATCACCCTCGATAAACTGGTGTGAGCGGGAATCAAAGTTGGCCCCTATGTCTCCGATCCAGCCTTCCCCTTCACGTTGTTTCAACAGGCGGATCATCGAGGCGGGCATTTGGATAGCAGTCTGTTCGTCCTTATCAAGACTCTCATACCCCATTCTTTCAGCCTTGCGCTGCGCCAGTTCGCGGGGGATATTACGCCAGACGGCCATAACGTTGTCGGGCATGTCGGTTAAAGCGCCAGTGCCTTTAACATCCATCTTTCCTGTTGGTGCAGCTTCGTTTGTTTTTCTGGCATGCGTTACCAGCAGAACGTGGCAATTGTGCTCGTTTTTGAAGTCGCATAAGGTATCGATAAATTCTTTCTGACCGCCGTAGTCCTCTTCATCGAGTCCGCACTTTGCCAGGTTATCGATAACGAAAAGATCGATTCCATAGCGGCGTCTGGCATAGGCAAATATTTCCAACAGTCGATCGGCCTTGGCTGTTCCGGTGAGTTTGAACACCCACAGACGATCGGAAAACCATTCGTTCGTCATAACGATTTCTTCGCGTTTCGGTGATGCGGTACAGATAGTCTGCCGCGTCAGACGGGCCAACATTTTCCCTGGCTTCAGTTCCAGAGAGGCGATGCACGTCCGAATCCCCTGATTCATAGCAGCAACTGCGATATGGCCAACCAGTTCGGTCTTGCCGTGACCATTCACGCCATTTACCAGCGTCAGTTCTCCGGCGCGAAATTTGAAATTGTAATTCAGCGAGGTCCATGGGCTGGTGAACAAGCCAACATCGCGATGCTCAAACGCTTCAATGGTTTCCTGAAGTAAATCACCTGCCGAGCACAGTTCATCTGGATCGAAAAATTTAGCGCGTTCCATGTGCTCCAGGATGGACTCACTGTCCATGCCGCTCATCAGGCAATCGTTGATATCCTTGTGCGGGAGTTCAACCAGGCGGCAGCGATGCTCGCCAAGTCGTCTGGCAATTTCCTTTGCAGCTTCACGGCCGACATCGTCGTTATCCAGGCAAAGCCAGATCTCCTGAAAGCGATCCAGATTGTGGTACTCATATTCAATCCACTGCTGTTTGGCACCCTTGCCGCCGCCAAAGGGAACAGAAAGCGCGTCGTAACCAAGCTGCGTGAAAGTCATACAGTCAATCTCGCCTTCGCACAGAACAACCAGACGCGTGGATTTGTCCAGGGCCTGCCAACCAAAGAGACATGGCTCGCAATCCGCCTCAGCCATAATTATCTTTTTGCCGTTTGGTCTTTCAGTACCTATGCGTTTTACTTGCAGCAGTTCGCCATTCCGGATGTACGGGAATGCCACGGCGGGTACTTCTCGATTTTCTTCGTGATACCAGACCACCGCATCAGACACACGGAACAGATCCGCCGTCTCGCGGGTGATTCCTCGCGTAGCCAGGTAGTCGTAACAATTGCTCGCTTTTTTGACGCCCTTCTTCGTCGGCCTGGAGAATGTTTTTTTCTTTGCCTCGAAATGGTGATCGTCGTCTTTCAGGCCGAGAAATTCTTTTGCCTCACGCATCGCATCATGCAACTGGCAGTTGCGCACCAGTACCCACAAATCCAGAAGATCACCACTATCACCGCTGGCGAAGTCTGCCCACGTTTTTTTGCCACCAATGTTAATTTTGAGGCTCTTTCCGGCGTCACCGTTGGTATTACCAACACACCACTCTTTGCCTTCCAGATGACCTTTTGGCAGCAGGTACTTTGCAACCCTTTCGGCGTTGTCCCATAATTTTTCTGAAAGTTCGGCGGGCGTCATGCTCACTCACTCCGTAAATCAAATTTAACAAAACACCATGTCACGAATTCCTCGCTCAGAACGCCGTGGTTATAACCTGCAATCAGCACGCTCTTGAGGAATGGTTTCATTGGCGATACCCACCGCGCTTCATGCGCTCGATAGCGGCCTGGCTGATAAATACCTCAGCCGAACCGTCACTTGGTTTGGCGAACCAGGAAGCCCCTGTCCCACCGACGGCGTTTGCGCTTGCGGATATCTGAGGAGCTACATTTGGTTTTTCATCGTTCCACCGCTCTCCGTTCAGGTATGACGCTGGCAGGAGTTTGTCGAACCCCATTTGCTGTGCTTTCACTCGTAGGCTGATATCTTCAGCCAGCATAACGGCGAAGTTATCAGGTGTACCTCGGTTCGCTTTTTTCCAGTCGCGATATTTGGTCCTGAACGCTGACTTAGCCTTGACCTTGGCATCCTTCCTCAGACCTGCCCCCCAAAAAATATTTTCGAAAGCGACATCGACTGGATCTGGGCCTTCAGCATCATATGATTCTGAATCAGGCTTTCCCTGTGCAGGTTTACCTTTCGACTCGTCAGGTTTATCGCCATCAGTCCGATTCGAATCGGACAAATTAGTTTGATCTTGTTCTTTCTCCTGCTCCTGTTCCTGCTTCTGGCTTGCATGCCCCTTCGAAGCCCCTTCAATTTCCTCCGGGATCTGAACCTCACTACTACGGGAAAAAGTCATATTGAATTGTTTGGAATATTTCTCGTAAAACTCTGAAAGAAATAGGTTATCCGATACTTTGTTGTATTCGTTCTGTACTCCAGTACAGCGCTTGTCTCCGGGTTTCAGCGCCTCGCCGATTTGATGCGTTGCCATTTCGATGACCCACACCATCTCTGAATGCTCGTCGTACTTACAAAACCCGGCTTTAATGGCGCTATTAAGCCCCTTCTTAGCCCCTTCCATGGTTAATCCAGTCTCATGAGACAGGAACGCAAGGGGCATGTAATAAAGACCGATCATATTGGCGTGCGGACTGGTAAGCAGATACAACGCCACAAGCTGAGACTCTGGCCCAGCCTGACGCAGCTCTTTGCCTGTTCTGCCAATCCAGAAGTGAGGAGACACCTTTCCGTAATCACGCATTTTGCGCCTCCGAGACCTTCGTAAAATATTGTTGGAACTTCCAGACAGGCTGCATGCATTCATGCGGATAATTCTGCCTGGTGAAATACACCTGCTGCTTATCCCGATTCCAGCCGGTGACATGCACAATCACACCGCGCGGATCGCGATAATCGATATCCAATGGCTTAATTTGGTTTTCGGTAGTGATTGAGTGCGACATATCACACCTCATTGCCCGGGTGTGGGAAAAGAGTCGGCAAATCAGGACGCAGTTCATGAGGCTTAACAACTCCATTAACTGCGTTTGAGACTGCTACTGCATGGACAGGAGAAACTTTCTTGATCCCCCTGACCCACTTCCAGACCGCTCCTTGCGTAACGCCAACCTTTTTAGCAAGCGAACTTTGCCCACCAGCAACGTACACGGCTTTCGCCATTGGGGATTCAAAAACCTCATCAGTCATAACAAAGCCCTTAGTATTAATATTAAAGATATAAAATAATACCAAAGGAATAATTAATCAAGTATTATCCGCTTGCCATGGTTAATCCTGTGGTATTAAATATGCACAGAAATCGGAGATACTTAGATGAACACACTTGCAGAAAGACTAAGGCTGGCGATGGCTCATGCCGGGGCTACACAAAGTCAATTAGCGCATAGGGTTGGGGTAAGCCAGGGGGCCATACAAAAACTAACCTCAGGAAAAGCTCAGTCCAGCGGAAAAATCGTGGATATAGCCAAAGCGTTGGATGTAGATCCAATATGGTTAAGCACTGGTGAAGGCACCATGGGGCCCGCAAAAACTCCAGAACAAAGGATGTTTGGTATAGATCCATGGGATAAGCAAACGCCGCTTGAGGATGATGAGGTAGAGGTGCCTTACTTGAAGGATATCGAGTTCGCATGTGGAGATGGCAGCGCTCTTAATGATGATTACAATGGCAAAAAACTTAGGTTTTCCAAAGCAACATTGCGAAAGGTGGGAGCTAATAGTGATGGTGATGGCGTTCTATGCTTTGCTGCACACGGGAATAGCATGGAGCCAGTGATCGCTGATGGCTCTACTGTTGCTATAAACTGCCATGACAAGCGTATCGTTGATGGTAAAATTTACGGCATCAACCAAGGTGGATGGAAAAGGTTAAAAATCCTCTACAGATCTGGGCCAGACAAGGTGACAATCAGAAGCTATAACTCTGATGAATACCCTGACGAAGAAGTAGACATGGATAGTCTTGAGGTTTTAGGAAGGCTGTTTTGGGTATCAACAATCTTCTGATCCGCTACCAAAAAAGCACCAAGCCGACCATAGTGTCGGCTTTTTTATTACTAAAATAATCTTCAATAACAAATACATAAGAAATCTATTATTCTTTTTGTATTAATACCATTGACCTTCAATTAATACTTAAGTATTCTCATTTCATCGGCAAACAACGGAGCCAACGAGATGAATACAACCTCCCAACCAAACCCAGCGAGCCAGGCATTTGATATCCACGCCAAGCTTAAAGCAGCAAATTCACACTGGATTTATTTACGAGCTGCACAGCCTCATCAGAATGATTTTGATTACGAATTTAACACCACTTTTATTGATGGTTTGGAATTCGCTATCTACGAACGTGTAGATAATTATTTTGTTCTGGTTGATTTCTTCAAGTCATATGAAGAAGCATGTGATGATGCTAAAAAAATCATAGATGACCATCCTGATATTAAAAAAATGTTTTCTGTTAGCTAACTAACCAATTAATTAACCAACTCAATTAATCAAAATTAACACCTTTTAGGGTGGGGAAAAACTCACCCTGAGGAAATGAAAATGAAAACTCCCATCGAAATACTCGAAAGTGTCGCAGCTGATATTGTGGAAAACACCTCGTTACTTGAGGTTATTTATCGTAACTACGAGCTTCAGCCAGAAGCCGATAACGCAATTGCATGCCTGATTCGTTCGATGCAGAAAACGCTGGACGGTGTTAATGAATACGTCACTATGCTGCCCACGGAAAGCATTACCCGGAACGCTTGCGCCAATAATTCATCCGCAGAGGCAAGTAAGAGATTAACATCTGGCGTGCTTAACAACTGGGCTACAGAAGCCGGAAACTGCAAAATGGCGGTTTGTAATGCGATGGACTGCATTCCGCAGGAATTATCTGCAATAGGAACTCTGACTATCGTTTTTGAAAAGCTCGACGAGCTACAAGAAGTAATCAGCAAGAAAGCTGAAAAAATAAACTCGTAATTAACAAATAAATAATCAACGCCTTAACTGGTGTGGCATCACTCACCCTGAGGAAATGAAAATGAATATTATCGTCAGAAGTGAAGTCGTGAATAACAAAGTCCATCCGGCCAATCAGGATGACGACATTCTTTACATAAACAAAGCCCACAAAACAGCAGAGTGTGCCAATAAATATGCGCATGAGCTGCGTGCTGAATTTACCCAGTTACTTATGCCAGCAATCACACGCACTGATGTGAAGGTAGCAGGAAGATTTACCTCATTACTTAATGAGCTTTGCTTCATGACCCAAATGACCATGGAGAACACCTCAAAGGGGGGGGGCAATAATGACGTTTCTGAAAGATAAAGCAGCACACAAGACAGCAAAACTTTTCGCCTCTTATGGAAATAGTTATCTGCATATTGCAAACCTTTTTCTGCGCAAGGCTTACGGGCGGTAGTGACAATGAAAAACAACACCATTGAAATTTATCGCCGCCGCATTGCTATTGCGACATTAAACCGAATGAAGCGCAAGACAGGAGGTTATTGCCTCTCCATAAATATGCCCGATGACAATATTCAGGTTATCGAGATTAATGAAGAATCAATGCTGAAACTTTTGCTGCGCTTCGAAAAACAGGCTCGGACTGAATTCAACACAGAAGCGGAAACATTTCTTCGCCAGACGTATATGAAAAGCGTCGATATCAATGGACACACCGAATATCTGACCGAAACCGGAAAGATGATTGTTGACGAGATTTTTGCGGAATTAATTAAACACGCGAAAGAGAAATACGTATGTGGAGGAATTAACTGATGGCCTCACAACAAACAATTATTCACGGAATGCAGATCCCCCCCCCAGTCCTCAACGTGGATCTGCATGTGCTTCCGGATTTCACCGGACGCGTGGTTCTTTACATCGAAAAAGGGCGTGTGACATGCGACCGCCGGCTGCTCGACGACGAACATATTTGCGCACTGGACACTTTTATCGAAATGGCCCGCGAAGCCGGGTTACGTATACAGGAGCTAACTGGTGGCACTGACAGCAATTCGAATACCTGAACGCGTACACCTGCAGGCGATGCAGGTCCTGCTGCGATACCGACGGAAGCGAGTATATGCACGACGTATGCGACGCACCGGATTTCTCAGTCTGAAGGTTAATCCGCGCTGGCGGATGCTATCGAAAGACAATGGCCGCAATTGGGAAGTAATGAGTCATGAAACGTATAACGGAGAATTAAAACGATGAGTACCAACAAAAACGACAACGTAAAGCAGCTAGTTGCCCGACTGAAAGAAATGCAGGAGCAGTCCGGTACGCACATCCCCGCGTGGATGCTCGATGAAAATCGTTACGGCAAAGGTGCTCTGACAACTGAAGAACAGCATGAATGGGCTGAAACCGTTTGTCACTCCATGCGCGGAACTGTCGCCCTGCTTTACCTGATTGAATGCGAAAAGCGCTGGGGACTTCGTGACGGTGAGTATCAGTTTAAAACCGGTGAGTTTGTTTTTGGCTTAACGCGGCAGCTTATCGAGAACCTGCTTATTGAACACGTAGAAGGCGCACTGATCGAGAAAAAACCGCAGGAGCGATATCTGGCTGTCTTCCAGTTCTACTCCGCCAACGATCAGCGCCTGAAAGAAGACGGTCATTCGTGGTTTGCAGAGTTTTTAGACGACATCTTTACGGATCTTGCCACTCGCGTTCGCGCTGGGGAAGTAACACCTGTTCAACACATTTTACACTGAGGTAAATGATGATGAAAAACCAACTTATGACCTTTAGCTCAGAAGAACTCAATTTTTCTATGAGTGGAATTCTTTATGAGGGAAAACCAGCCTTTGACGCTGTAGAACTGGCTAAATCCCTCGGTTATACGAACCCAGCAAAAGCGCTGAAAGACCACTGCAAGGCGTTGATTAAACTTGATTATAACGAATCGTTAGAATTGGGTTTTGGTGAAAAACCGCGCGGTACTCAGCTTGCTGGTCAGGCTGATTTGTTCCGGCTTATCCTGCGCAGCCAGCTTCCATCCGCTGAACGTGTGCAGGACTGGGTTTGCGAAGATGTTCTCCCATCCATCATGACAACCGGAACTTACAGTAAAGAAGCGTCAGGCGTTCAATCAACACAACAGGAAATCAGTATGAACCATGACATTCTTTCACTGGCCCGCGTAGTGGCCGAAGCAACCGCATCAGCGACGATGAAAGCAGTAATGGAAGTGAGTGGCGCCAACCTGGTTGCTGCTTCGCCTGTATCTTCCTCTCTACCACAACGGCGCATTAGTTCGACTGAATTCGTGAATACCGATGCCGAATTCGTTCCGGTACACAAAGTGTCATGGGAAACCAGTCTGTCCGATCCTTCGTGCCGTCGTCTTGTTCAGTTCGCAAACCTGCCCTCCAGACAGTTGCCGGGAGTTCGTGGGCTGTGCGTACACCGTGAATCGTTCATTCACGCATTTCAGGTGCTGCTGGAAGAATCCGTTCGCCCAAGCGGTAAACGCAAGCGCTGGCAACATCCTGAATTTGGTGGCTTCGTTCTGCGTAAGGATCCGAAAGAGATCTTCGTGGAGGTGGAGGCATGATCATCCAGTCGAAACTCATTCGCGCAGCTCTGGTATGCGCTGCAAAAAATGATGTCCGTTACTACCTGAATGGTGTGCACATCACTCCGAAATATATCGAGTCAACTAACGGGCATGTAGCACTGCGCATGGAGCACGGCATCCGGACGAAGAAAAACATCATCGTCCAGTTTGAAGGACCGGTTCCGGCGAAAGCGGAAACCACTGAACTGGTATTCAACAAAGAAGCCTTTGCCATTCACCGCGACACGTTCGAGCGTCGGATCTCGATCACTGGCATCAAACTTGTTGATGGTCGTTTTCCTGATATGGAACGCGTCATCCCGAAAAAAGTGGATTTCAGTATCAATCCGGTTATCCAGGCTGAATACCTCAGCTATCCGGAAAAGATGTTTGGTCGCGAGCGAAAGTTTATTCCCATCCAGTTACGCCCTTCCGGTGAGGCTGGAGCGGTACGCATTCAGTTCGATCCAGTGATCAACACTACATACGGTAACCCTGAGTTCGTCGTGATGCCATGCCGTGATGATGCTTTCAAAATTGTTGAGGAGCATCTGGCATGAAAATCCAATACCAGGACTACGGCGCCGTGGCGAACATCGTTATCACCAGCACGGTGTTTGAATTCCGTAAACATAACCGGGTGGTAGACGCCACGCTGATCTGCACTCCAGGAATAGTTGCAAACCGCAGTGGAATGTTCTTCATGAAGACGGTTTTGTCCGGAAAATCCCGCGATATGTTGCGAGCCCACAAGACAATCCAGCGAGAGGCGGCACGATGAGCAAAATTCAGAACCCTGTCGTGCTTATCCATAAGCGCGAAAACAGTGACACCTACGCTGTTGCGATTACCAGTGGCAGCCAGGACTATCACGACGCCGTTCTGATGGCGACGATGGAACCGGATATGACCGGCGATGATGTGGATACCTGGAGCAAAACGGGCTACTACATGGCGGCGGAGATTGAGCGAATGAGAAAAGCGGCGTCTCTTGCAATCGCCAGGCTTGATAGCGCTGATGACAGCACCGTATGGCAGGCTGTAGGGTTTGCCATGACCGCACTGGAGTGCGCCTGCAGTATCGCGCTTACTCCTGCGGGTGATGCAGGAGCACCACAAAATTGCAGGAGCAACAAAAAAGTGCAGGTGCAGGATAGACAAAGCGTCGACCATGTCGATGGAGAGTCGCGCTGCAGCATCAAGGCCGCGTCAGCACTGGATTCTTTGCCAAAAATTGCCGAGTCGCGCTGCGGCATGAATTCGACGCTGGTTAACGATAGCACCACTGGTAAACCGTTGACCATCACCCTGCCAGATATCAGTTCAAAGGCATTCTGGAGCGGTACAGGTAAGCATGAGGTATTCCATCCGGAAACCTATAAGCGGTGGGTTCAAGAGGCGATCGGGAGAGATTGCGCGATGGCAGGCATTGATGTGAAGGTGAAGTGAGGCGGGTATGGGCGATATTATCCAGTTAGCACCGAATGAGTGGGTTTGTGAAAGCGTCCTGATCGCGGTTACCGGGCTCAAGCCCGGGACCATCCTTCGGGCCAGAAAAGAGTGCTGGATGGTTGGGCGGGAATACATTCACGTTTCACCAGACGGAAACCCCAAGCCATCCAGTGAGTGCATGTACAACCGTAAAGCGGTCGATGCATGGGTCGCTTCGATGAAAAACAAACAGCCAGGGTGATTTGATGCCATGAAAAAGGTAAGCTCACTCTGCTCTTGGGCGTCTGGAGGAATCAATGGATAAAATCACCTATCCAACAGGCGTCGAAAACCACGGTGGCAGTCTGCGCATCTGGTTTAATTTTAAAGGTAAGCGCGTCAGGGAAAACCTCGGTGTCCCTGACACCGCTAAGAACAGGAAGATCGCCGGGGAACTGCGGGTGTCGGTATGCTTTGCCATCCGCACGGGAAGCTTTGATTATGCTGAACGGTTTCCAGATTCACCCAACCTTAAAATTTTTGGGTTGGGCAAGAAAGAAATCACAGTGAAAGAACTCGAAGAGAAGTGGCTGGATCTGAAAAAGATGGAAATCAGCTCGAACGCGCACAAACGGTACGAGTCGGTCGTTGCTGTTGTTGTACCGCTGATCGGGTCTAGCCGACTGGTGACAGCGATTGAGAAAGAAGAGTTGCTGTATATCAGGAAAGAGCTTTTGATGGGTTATCAGTGCGCTGTAAAGGGCAGGATCCCCGTTAAGGGCCGGAGCGCGGTCACCGTCAATTACTACATGACGACTATCGCCGGAATGTTCCAGTTCGCCGCCGATAATGGGTACATAAAGGCAAATCCCTTTGATGGAATAAAGCCATTAAAAAGAGCCAGGGTAGAGCCAGACCCGCTCAGTCGTGATGAGTTCATCCGTCTGATAGATGCATGCCGGCATCAGCAGACGAAAAACATGTGGTCACTGGCGGTGTACACAGGTGTTCGTCACGGGGAGCTGGTTTCCCTGGCATGGGAAGATATCGACCTTGAGGCAGGTACAATAACAATTCGCCGCAATTATACAAAGCTGGACGAGTTCACACTACCGAAAACTGACGCCAGTACGGATAGAGTGATACACCTCATTCAGCCAGCCATCGATGTTTTAAGGAATCAGATGGAAATGACCAGACTCGGGCAACAGCATCACATCAACGTGCAATTGCGTGAGTATGGTAGAACGGCGAAGCACCGGTGTACATTTGTCTTTAACCCTAAGATAGTCCGTCGAAGTAAGGATGTGGGGATTATCTACAAGGTGGATTCGTTTGGTGACTCATGGGACGCAGGGCTAAAAAAGGCGGGGATCAGGCATCGAAAAGCTTACCAGTCGCGCCACACTTACGCGTGCTGGTCATTATCTGCTGGTGCAAACCCAAGTTTTATTGCCAGTCAGATGGGGCATGCGAGCGCACAAATGGTGTTCAATGTTTACGGTGCATGGATGGCTGACAGCAGCGCAGAGCAGATCGCAATGCTGAATCAGAAGCTGGCAGATTTTGCCCCATTGATGCCCCATAGCCACGATAACAGTACGGGAGGATTATTAAAATCAGTAAGTTAA